AACCACAGAAGCAATCTCCGGATTTTCCGAATGCTTCTTGATATCTACAACTTTCGGAATTACATGGTTTACGAATTCAGCGGCTTTGCTGTCATCTGTAGCCAGTTCCATAAACAGAAGATTGTAGAACTGAGTGCAGGCAAACTTTCTGGAAATCTCTTCGGACTTCTCGAAATATGTGCCGTCAGCACTCTTCTCTCCGTATGCCTTTAAGATAAATTCCTTAAAGAACTTGATAATGGTCGGCTGATCTTTTGCATCTACGATGCGCTGAAGCATCTCAGCAACTCCACCGGCTGTGCCCAATTCCATCTCCATAACCTCTGTTTCGGTAAGGTTGAAGAGCTTTGTTTCGGTGCGCTCAACACCATTAAAATCTTTATAAGTCTTTGTTACTGCATACATAATTTTGTTCTCCTTTCAAATAAAAAGGAGTCGCCAGCTTTCCTGAATACGACTCCATCTGTGGTTTGTGTATTATTTTTTTTCTTAACCTTCTGCGGTCATAATCTTAATTACTTCATCCGGAAGCGGAAGTCTCGGTTCAACACCATCGTCTGCTTCGGCAGAAGAAGGATCTTTACCATACAGGATCTCTTCAAGAGCAGCCAGTTTCTTAGCATCGACCTTGGTAGAATCGAAGGTGAGAATAGAAGTAGGCTTCAGCTTCTTTCCATCGATTAAGGTTGCAATCTCGACTGGTGTGGTGCTGAACTCCCAGGATAAGGTAATAGCTTCCGGGCTGTCATTTACAGTGGAATAACCCTTCTCAGAAGGAGAAGCTAAGCAACCATAAACAAGATGAAGCTTATAGCCGTAATCATTGGAATCAACATCGTTACCGAGAAGTGTCTTGTAAGATAAGCCGAACATCTTACGGTTCTGCTGTCCTGCAAACACTCCAGGGGCGATTTCTTTGGAACCATCGCACTCTGCGAACTCATCCGGTGCCATATAAGCTTCGATTGTGCCGCCAAATTCCTCTGCAGACATAAGGTTCAGATACTTGATGTTGTCTGCATAAATTGCAGTAGGTTCTGCTCCAGACGGGCTCTCTGTTACGGTGCTAAGACCGTTCCATGCGGTACCAGAGTTATATACGCCACCGGTCTGAATCGGGTAAAGGACGCCCTGGCTGACACCGGTCTCATACAGGCGCTCGCCAGTCTTGTCCCAAACGAGTTTCTTTTTCATAGAATTTGTCCTCCTTAAAAGAATATTTCAAAGACATCATGGTTTAAGTTGTCTTTCGTATAATGCCGATTGAATCGACTTGTCGGCATAGATGCTACTTTGCCAACGAGAGAACTATCCGGATCGCTGTCGATGACTGTTACTGAATACTTTCTCGCAGACAAATAAACCCCGTTATTCGCAAACGTATTCTCGATATCGTCGAAAGCGTAAACGATGGCGGGGTATTTCATTTTTACCGATGACGGTGGTTGAAAATAAGCACGACACTCTGGTCCTTTGTTTGGACACGAGAGGATGTCGCATAAAGCATTATGCAGTTTCAGTCGTCTGCTCATTGTAAACACCTCCAACGGTCAATATTAAACGGGGATACTGAACTTCAACATTTGAAATTTTCCATTTAGCCCCCATATACTCGATAAATCTCATCGAATGAAAATTCGCATAAGCAAACGGATCGGCTACGATGCTGAACTCATTCGACACATTGAGATTGTCGTTGAGGTTATCCGAACTCTGATACTGTCGAGTATTCCGAATAACGTCTCCGTAGTAGTCACGAACTGTAATCTTCTCTCCCCAGACACCAGGTCGAATTTCCTCTGTTACGGAATAGCCGATTGCTCCGTAAAATTTACTCATTTTGAATTTTCTCCTTTAAGACTTTAGGCTGTGTGATCCTCGGAACCGGAAGAAGCAGTTGTTACATCCTCTTCGATTGCGATTGCAGAGTATACACGAGTAAGAGCACCAGAGCATCTGGTCTCAAGCAAGGATTTCTCCTGGTTGAAGTCGATATCGAACTGAGTGAAGTGAGTAACCTCTCCACCCTTGGTTGCACCGAGGGAGTAATCAGCCAGATTTGCGATAATGGCAACCAGCTTCTTCTTTTTGCTGTCGGAAGTGATTCTGGTCTTACCCTCAAACTGCTCCGCAGTATTGATACTGCCAACATTCAGTGCAGTGGCAAGTTCGGTCTTGGAAGAGTAAATACGTCTTCCGTTGATGTCTCTTGCCAGGAGCATCTGATTCAGCATATGAGGAGTAATGAACAGATCCGGGGTACCGGTGCCCTTATAATCCTCTCTTGCATACAGAACGGTATTGATCATGGCCTCTGCGATGATGTAGTTCTCACCAAAGTTAGCCGCGGTATTGGTTCCCTGAAGTTCTTTCTTAGCAGCTGCGACATCGAGATCAACGTGAATGGTGTACAGGTCATCATCCAGCCAAATCGGTCTGATGTGATCCGGAGAAATCTTGCCTTCATCTCCGTCGTCTCTGCCATCACCCAGCATGATTGCAGTTGCCAGCTCTTCATTGAGCATCAGGCGGTCGATGTTGTACAGGTATGCCACATAGTCGAAATCGGTGATGTCGATGATATCATCTCTATGCAGCGCACTCTTTACGTACACAGTCTGAGGATCGGTAGTTCTGCGAACCAGCTTGAAGTTGCCAGTCTGCTTCTTCTGTTTTCCCTTAGTATAGCCTTTAGCCTTAAGAGCATCGATGTTACGGATATCTACCTGGCTAGTTCTGATTCTGGAAATCGGACTCTTATGAACTTTGTTCATTACAGTTGTGATCCAACCCTGGTCGTTAGTAATCAGCTCCGGTGCACCAGGACGTACATCCTTGTATTCCGGGAACAGAAGTGTTACATTGCCATCTCCTGTCTGAGCAAATCCGCTTGCAAGAGCATCATGCTGAAGTGCATTCTCATTAGCATAGATCTCCAATGCGGTCTGGAATGTTCCTACCTGGCTTGTCTTTGCCAGCTTAAGGATTTCCTCCTGGTCTGCGTGAGACAGAAAGCTCTTATCATCGCGCTTGTCAGTGTCAAAAACGTTGTGTTTCATATTGTCATCTCCTCCTTTAGATTCATCATCCTCTTTTTTAGGATTTTCTTTGTCTACGAATTCAGCCATCATGGCGAAAACGGCTGTCTGCTGTTTCTCGTTCATGGATTTAAAAATGTCTTCGATAGTCTCAACCTTATCGTCTTTTTTCTCTCCATTATCTGATTTGTCATTAGGCTCGATTTTTTCTTTTTCCTTCTTTTTATCCGGCTTATCTGCGGAATGCTCCAACTGACCCATGATCATTTCATTATAGCCAATGACAATACCGGTTTCGCCATCGCCATGCATCATCACATCATCGATAAATGCTCCTGGATTTGCACCGGCTAATACCAGACTTACTTCTCTGATGATGCCATGAACAACATCGTGTCCAGCCTGTTTAAGCTGATTGGCAAAGATAGAAAGAGACTGTACGTCGCCATGTTTTACAAGTTCCCGTGCAGTCTTTCCTGATTCTGTATCATTAAATTCACAGAACGCATAAACTCCTTCATCTCTATTTTCGAGATGAGCTAATCCAAGCACATTCGCCGGATCGGCATGATTATGCATCCATACTAACGGGACAGTCTGCCCGTTCTGCCCTTTGAAAGCGTCTTTTTTAATAACTCTTCCGTCGGCACACTGAAGATCGTTTCTAGTGGCCCAGCCACCAAAGTCATACTTCATTTTGATTTTCCTCCTTTATTTTCTGATATAGTACGATAACGGATGCGATGTCTTCTTTGATGAGCTGGAAGATTTTTTCTTTGATGATTTCTTGACTTTCTTGTACTCTGACTGAATCTTATCGAATTCATCCTGATACGTTTGTTCATATGAAGAATCGAGATCGGCTTTTGCCGCTTTATAAGCTTCTCTAACAGATTTGACTGCTGCTTTAAGCTCGGAGCTAACTTTTGCTCTTTCGCTTTTCGCATTGGCTTGATTCTCGGCTTTTTCTTCCTTGGTATCGGACGACACCTTCGCCTTCTGATTAATCGCATCTGTTCTAACACTGGCCTTGTCCGTTTTGGCATCGCTACTGATTTTTGCTTTGTCAGATTTCGCATCGTTTCTAAGCTTTGCAATCTTTGCGGTTCTTTCAGCAACCCGCTTAGATCTCTCAGCCTTGGATAATCCTGATGGAATTTCTATTGCCATCAAACGCTCGATTTCGGCATTCTTTTTATTATCGATTCGTTCCTTCTCGCTAGATGATTCCTTTTCAATTTCTTCCAAATCAGAATCTTTATCAGTATCGATGCTTTTCTTCCTATCGGAAGCATTTTGGGTTAAAGCCTCATTCAGCTCTTTCAAACGAGAAGATATCTGTTCCTTCGTTGCCTCTGCTTTTTCACGAAGTTCCGTAATCTTCTGATCTCGCTTTTCCTGCTCTTCTTTGACCTTTGCAGTCTTTTCAGATTTGATATTATTTTTTGTATAAGACCAAATCTTCTTTCCATCATCGTTCAGTGATGTGGTAGAACGGCCTTTTAACTCTCTGGTACGCATATAGTATTCATGCGCTTTCTGAGGATCGTAATAGGGCAATGCATAATGTCTAAGAACCGCAACTTTATGTTCATCCATTAAGAATCATCTCCCTCCTTATCATCGCCAGCTGTATAATTGCCGACAATGTCATCGATCTGTGCAGAAATACTGTCAAGAACTTCATTAACCAGAGCATCGTAATCACTGGTATCGCTGGATTCTGTTCCATCACCACTCGTAGCATCTGTTACGGAACCGCCACCAGGCGCACTTAAATTGCTGTTTCTCAATTCATCAGCCTTAGGATCAGCAGATGGCTTCCAACCAATTACCTGTCTGATTTCGTTTGATGTAGCAATTTCATTTCTGGTAAACTTATCAGAAATTTCAGCAAGATCAGCTACCGGCACAAGCTTGAACGGATCTCTAAAGAACATAATTGACTTGTTCTGGGACCTGGCAGTCTTTGTTAAGAATTTTCTCTTCATTTCATCAACGATTGCCGAAATGATCGGTTCGATTGTCCGATTGTAATAGTTCAGCATAGTCTTCTCGTCTGCGGTACCATCTAAGATGCTCTGAGTGATTCCTAACTGGCTGTAAAGCATACTCGTTAAGTATTCGATCTGCTTCATTAGATTGTTTTCCAAAGAACGATTCAACTGCGTGATTCTCTCTGTTCCATCGGTATAAGCAATGCCATACTTAGAACCGGACAACTGCTGCTCGATATCTTTACGCCGCTGCTCAGCCTGCTTACGTCTTGCCTCTGATTTAATTACATAAGGTAGCTGAATGATCAAATCCAACTTGCCGGAGCTGCTCTGTTCATCGACAGCATCTAGCAAATTCAATTTTCGAATAAGCCTCTGCATCGTCGAATTCGGCTCGTTAATTACCGCATACAGTGGATTTTCCACGATAGCAACCGTATCTTTCGGAACAACAATTTCTTGTTTTCGCCCAGTATTTTCATTGTATACCTCAACACGGACGTGACGAGGATACCAGTCACGAATTCGACCAACTCGCATCGAAAGAATCTGATATCCTTTTGTGTCGTCTGGATCATCATCGGTATCCACAGGAACGATTGCTACACAGCCTTCATCCATCATGGACATAACAACATCTTGGATAAATGCCCTACCAGTCTGATCAAGATTGGCTTCCAACGACAAACATTCGTTTAAACCGCTTTTTATAACATTTAAAAACCGCCCTTCATCATCCAACTGAACGTGCTGAATGTTGATGGCGGCTACGTCTAAAGCGATTCTATTGTATACGGACGTGACTATCGATCTTTCGTTTCCTCTGGTAAGGCGAAAACGATCAGGACGATATGAATAACCCGAACCGATATTCTGGGACATCATGGTAGGGGCTCTATTGCGAAAAGCATTCCAGGCATTTTTAAACCTGGAACTTAATGATAAATCCATTTTGAATTCTCACCTCCTAAAAATAGGCAAAAAAAAAAGACCCCTTTTCTTAAGAGGTCTACAGTAATTTTACACCGGTATTTTGTTCAGTATAGATTCGCATATGATTCCGTTACTATCGGGAGTATAATGCTCGTCTAAACACTTCAGTGTCAGGAAATTCCCAACCTTTTCTTCTATGTCTGCCCAATATTCATCGGTCTCAGATAAACCGTTAAAATCGCAGTCCAATCCAAGTTGCCGCATAAGGTTTATTTCTTCTTCACTGAACATACGCTCACCCTTTCTTTAAATATTTACGCTTCGTTCTACTTCCTGTACACCAAGTAGTTGTTATGGTTCCATTTTCAGGATTCACTGCTACTGTCGCAGATTTCCCTATAAACTGCTGACTTGGTCGTCCAAGGTTATCTGTTTTTGTTTTAATGCTACCATGATTCAACGGATTTTTCAATGCGTCCAAAATTCCTTCAACGGTTACCGGCCTTGATTCGGTTTGTGTTCTGTCAAGGGCATGATCTGAAAAACGTGTAACCAGTATTCCATTTGAAGCTTTTACAGGTGTTCGCAACTGGCTATTCATCCTTGCCTGAATGGAGCTTCTGTCATGAGCTAATTGTTCTTTCGTTCTCCGAACTCCCCATTTCATACCCTTTATTCCATAATGCATCAAATTATCACTTGATTCGATATGAGCTACTTTTCTGACGGTATAGGGTCGTAATACAGAAGAGTAATCAATTAACTTTGCTACTGGCATCTTTATCCCCCTACTCGAATGCTTCTCGATTTGCCTTGAATGCGATGTACGCATCCATCATTGCTGCAACGGCATCAATTTTTTGCTCATACCGCTTTTTCAGCAATTTACGATTCCCGTTAGTATCTTCCAGAGTAATACAGTTTCCCATAGCAAATGTCATCAAGTCTTCATCAAAGAGAAGCATCCTCTCTTCTGAGAGTTTCTTCAATTCGCCAAGTGGGACGGATTCTGTCTTAGCGCCCTGGATAACTTTTTCAATCCCGAACGGTCCATTTTCACTAGCCCAACGTTCAACAAATTCCTTTGCATTGTATGGGTCGTAACCAAAGCATCGTACGTCGTATCCACATTCAATAATGTGATTATCCAAATCCTCATATACGTCCATCATGTCAAGAACCGTTCCTTCCAACACAATAAGACTCCCCTCTTTCATAAACTGATCGTATTTAATCCTCATTGCTGCTGGGAGTTTCATAAGAGTCGATGATGAAATGTAGTTTCTGGTTTTGACACCGAACGATCCATTTGACAATGGAAATAAAAATGTGAACGCACAGAAATCGTCGCCTTGTGATAGATCGGCTCCTAAAGAACATGGCATCTGCCAATAATCTCGATGGCGATGTGGAAGAGTTTCTTCATATGTAAAGTAATATGTGTATCCCTCCATAGGAAGTCCGAATCGCTTAGCCAAAATATCGTTTCTGGCTGCCGGAGCCTTTTCTGCTCTCTCAACATCCAGCTGATAGGTTTCATAAGACACAGTCTTTCCCAGATTCGGATTTGCCTTCAACCATTTATCTGGATCGGCAACCTCATCAATAGAATCCAGCTTATACCACCAGATCGATACGTGCGGATTGACATAATCCCCTTTTAGAATGTCCATCAATTCCATTTTGATTGTATCACCAGCACCGTTACGGACAGTACCCTCTGAACTGATCGCAACGATAAGGTAGTCGTTGACCTTCGATGCACCCTGTTCGATTGCTCCGATTACATCTTCTCGAATGTCACCAGAAAGCCATTCGTCAACCGTCGCCACTTTTAGCTGAAGTCCCTGAAGTTTGTCAATCCTCATTGGACGAATTTCAAGAAGCGATCCAGTAAGGAAGTTTTCAATTCCTTTCTTAGTGGATGCCAATTTCATTCGATTCGCCTTTGATCCGGTCGTGTTCTGCAACGATCCTTCAGTGAGGAACTTATAAAAAGGTCCTCTTGATCTGGTAATAGCGGTTCGAATCGGGGACAACACTTCTTCTGCCTGCTTCATCGTCGGGGCTGTGGTTATCTGATGTGTCGTTGTGACGTCAACATTCAAGAAGAAATTCTGCAAGCATGAGCCATACATTGACTTTGCAGCACCTCTGGCTACTATGAGATATTGCTTATTAACCAATCTTTTTCGGATAGACTTGGTAACGTAATGTCCTCCATGGCCATCCTCATAAGGTTCGTATACACTTCGCTCAACAAAATAGTACCAACCGAAAATCTGTTCAGCCCAAACTTTAAATGTGTCAAGCAGTTTCAAATCTGAACCGTCAGTTAAAGTAAGCTCATTTTCGCAATAGCTGATAAAGCCCTCTACTGCTTGGTCATCGTAATAAATTCCCGGATTCGCAATGAGATCATCGATTCGGTTCATCTCCATCTCGATTTCTCGACATACCGGAATTTCGCCACGAATTACGGCATCACGAAACATGCCGTAGTATTTCGGGACGGCAGTGTTCGATAACGCCATTATTTTCTTCTCCTACTTCTTCTTATTCGGGTTTGAAGCAATGTACTGTGCAGCCTCTTTAAGATTGAATTCCTTTGTCATTGCAGTCTTGACGGCATAAGTCATTGCTCCGGCTGCAGCCATAGTCAACGCTTTCTTTCCTGATGCAGAAAGAATTTCTGACACATACTTTCTGCCAGGTGCGATGTCATCTTCTGTAAGATTCTTAAACTCGCGTTCTAATTTAAGTCTCTCAATTATTTTCTTCAGATCGGAATCGGACATTGTTCGCCGATTCTTAACAGCAACCTTACGTGCTGCTACCTCATTCTTATCGTCTGAGGGCTTGGAAGAGTGTCCCCTGGCTCTGGCAAGCTGTGCCTCCGATCTTCGAACTCCCCATTTCATTCCAAGAATTCCATGGTGTGCTAAATAGGCGTTATTCATTTTGAATCTCCCTCCTTTGCGATGTAACTAGTAACACCTCCACTGGCATTGGATGTCTGATAATACGGGACTTCATGAATCACAAGGTCTTCACTAAGCACTTTTCCAGACGTATCCAAAGTTTGAGTCTGATGCGCCTTTGGTGTAACTTCATATGATCCGGAATAATGCTCAGGCTCATCTGGATCGGTGTCATCATTTTCCGCAGCAACATTTAGACGCCATTCGTATTCACTGATTTGTGTTTTATAACACTCCAGCACGGCCGAACTAAGCGGCGGATCGAAAAGAAGTTTGACCTTCAAATGCATATAAGATTTGACAAGCATGTATTTGGATTCATCAGAAATGAAATCTTTCCACGTTGCACTCTTATCTTCGATCATGAAACCTTTGGATGGACCGACACCAAGCTGTGTAAGAATTGAGAACACAGAATTGATGTGCATGATCAAATCTGCATCGAAATGTTCATACTCCTCTGCGATACCGAGTAATTTCTTGATTGATGTCAGCACACTATCTGTAATATTCATGATCGCACCTCCATCTAACAGAGTTTTATAAACTCACTCATACAATACCCGCTGATACCGTCCCCAGTCTTTACTTTATAAAAACCAGAAACAGACTCATCGTCGCATACCTTCACAACTGTATCCGAGCCGATGATTCCTAATGATCTGGATGTCTGCGTCGGGTCTTTGCGAATGTTTAAATTCATACAATTTACCACAACACCCATAAGCGGCTTCTTGTTTCCTTCCATAATTTTCCTCCTAATGCCTCCATGGGCATGTATCATTTTTTCGTCGTTCATTTGGAACTGTTAAAAGTAGTTTCTCATCTCCATAATGTATAGCATTGTGGGTCGATAAAGTTGTTGCAATTAGATACTCTGGATTCAGAACCAAATCAGTCCGCAACAGTATGTCCTGCTGCCTTATTGGATTCATATGATGAATAAGAATCTTTCCACGAATCTCGTAACCATCCAATCCAAGATCACATCCATTATCACGAATAATAATTTTTCTCCGAATGTCCTTCCATTCTTGAGAATTGTAAAATATCTGATTAAGGTATCTATCAAATCCGAAAGTCTCTTCGCCTACTACTCCATCCAAACGAAGATACTCGTATCGTTCCTTAAAGGTTGGAATCCGCAAGAGTTCTGAATAGCATCTAAGCATCATCCACCTCATCTCCATGACCGCTATAACCACGAAATGCTTTTAATGCATCCGCATACAGCTTCTCAGAATTTTCAATAGATTTCAGATTCTGTGTCTTCGCCTCTATCAGTTCCTTCTGTTTTTCCAAAATCTCTTTTTCGATTCTTTCTTTCGTCGAACCGAGCTTCAAATAGTGAGTAATCACCTGTGACGAAGCTGTTCCCTCTCGTAACTGCTTTTCAGCCAAGTCAACCGCCAATGAAACAAGCTGATTTTCTCTCGCTTCTGGCGTTAATGCTGGACGCATCATCCTAGAAGACTCGGATTGCTTTGCTTTCCTCAAAGTTGATGCCTCCTTCCATTTAGTTGTTCGTTATTTCTGTGATAGTTCTCACGTACTTTTCCAGTATTTAAAAGGACCTACAAATCATGACAATGCTACTCAACGAAAGGAGAACTAACTTTGAGCCGATCCCACAGAAACCGTTGTCAAATATCATGAGTTATAGACCCTTGTAAACACTGGAACAGCTGAAAAGGCTCCCTAAAAATGCCCTCCGGGGAAATTTTAAAGACCGCCGCGATATGGGTGGGGGTATGTTTTTTAGACACCCCCCTATACCCCTTTTTAGTTATATACTGGCGGTTTCGACATATCAAAAGCCGATAAAATCACTTTTAGGAAGCTTTTTCTTTATGTTCATTTGTTTCCGATTTACTTGTAACCTTTCGATAGATGTTCTGGAAATCATAACGGATTATCTCATCAATAGCTCGTTCTACTTCCTTGTTGTTCTCTTCATCCGATAACTGATCAGAGGTTCGAGCGATTCGACCAAGGTAAGCCGTTGTGTGATAACCTTTTTCCTCATCAAACATGAACCATTGAGTGAACTGTTCAAATGGATCGTAAGGATTATCAAAAGTTGTAAGTGCAAACCTCATCTTACTTAGTTCACTCCTTTCCATTCAAATACTTAGAAACTGTCGAAGAGGAAACCCCAAGAGCTTCCGCAATCTCTGAAGAGCTATAGCCAGATGCGCTAAGTGCGGTGATACGATTCTGTTTAGCTGTGCTCAGAGCAGTGCTTGCACGAGGAGTTGCTCTCTGACGAATAGTATCAGCATTCGTGTTATTCAGAATTTGTGTAAGCTTATTCTCAGAAATTGCTCCTGCCTGGATGGCTTCCCATTCTTTATCCGTAATTTCAATGTTAGATCTCTTGGCTCCTACAGAACTTCTTGCCTGTGCCAGAGCCTGCTGACTGGCCTTCTTAACTTCTGCTTTCGTCATATCCGGATTGTCTTTTCTTTTAGCTGCAACTGTAGCATTCGCCATTGTCTGAGCCTGTCGCTCTCTAGGAGCATTCGCCAAAGCCAAATCCAGCTTAGCATTTAAAGACCTTACTTCTTCAGAATAAGTTGCCTTAGCAGAAGCAGAGTAAGCGATTTTACCGGTACTCATCATCTCTCTACGAGCCTGGTTAGCTAAAGACTTCATAGAATTAGCATAGTCGGCATAGGCTTCTTCCTGGGGGGTACCTGAAGAAAGAGTACGAGCGTCTTTTGTTTCAGCCATTTTCGTACTCTTCTGAGTTCTCACCTGGATTTTCCCATTCTTATCGACATACTCTTCCTTAACAGACTTGTATGACAGAGAGCCATCCTCATTGATAGTTGGAGAACCTTTTCTCTTAAGAACCTGTGTCTCGGATTTTGCTCTTGAAATGAGGGTAGATGCGCCTTCATGGTAACGACCTTCTGAATCCACATTTCCCTGATACTTCTTCTTAAGAGAAGCGATACCGTTATCGATTTCACTCTGCTTATAATCCAGTTTGTGTTTCTCGGCATCGATTACGACCATGCTGTGACGAACTGCCCTCGCTAATTCATCCTGTGTGGCTCCCTTCAAAGTCATATCAGTAATCAGATTCGATACTTTACCCATTTCTGTCTGAGTATTTCTCATAATCTTATACTCTTTACCATTACGATAATAATGATCTACGCCATCAGCATCCTTCTTAACTGTTCCACCATAAGCATCCTTGGTATCGAAACCTTCCAAACCTTTTAATGGAGAAGTGGAAGTAATCTTTACCTTACTCTTTGTGGAGTTGCAAGGAATTACCATTACGGTATCACCATCAAAGTCCGCTCCAGATAAACGGTCCGCATTCTTCTTATTGATACCGATTGCATCTGCTGGCGTGTTTCCGAGAACACTTTTTCCTTCAGCCAATTTATTGTTAACTTTCAGAATAGGAATCTCAAAAGTTCCGCCATGCGGGTATCGGATCAAGGCAACCGTTTCTCCATCTTTGTAGTTTGGGGCATAGACCTCATTGTCTTTGATTGTCGTTAATGGAAGAATTACCTGATACTTCTGACGAGGCAACGCCGCTGCCTGTAAATGTACGGCGGCTGCATCACAATCATCAGCAAATGATTTCAATAGAGCCTTCTTTACTGTGGGATTTGTCAGCGAACAGATTTCATCATATTCTGCCTGCTTATCAGCTTTTGCCAAACCCAGCTGTTTTTTGATAAGTGTCAAACTCTGTTTAGAAAGGAACTGCGACGGAAGTGTCTTACTCCATTCGCCCCAATCGCCTTCTTCTGCTCTCTTATTGATCAGAGAAAGGGACTGTTTCTTTCCGGTTACAGGATCTGTATACTTACCTTTTGGATCATCGTAATAGCTCTGACCGCCATGCTCCTTAATCAGGGAACCAAACGGATTATCCGGGTCATCCTTAATTTTCTTAAGAACATCTTTGGTCGGAGTGCCAGACTTTTTATTAGTGTTGAAAATTACATCAACACCATCCGGCATGTTATCAGAATAAACAGCCATACCTTTAAGGTAGTGGGTTCCGTCTACCATAATACGAACCTGTGCATAGTGAGAATCACCTAAAGACAGGTCTTTCACACCTCTACGAAGTTCGATTACGCCATCTTTATCAACGCCACCCTGATCTGCATAACGGATCTGTAAGCGCTTTGAATCCATGCTGGCCGGATATTCAAAAGATTTTCTAAAGGATTCACCATTGTCATAGGAGATGTAGTCCCTTACAGAATGGACATTCTCAAAGTCATAAATATCTTTATGCTCAGTACCTGGTGGACAAATAACCTTAATATTGGTCTGCTTTCCGGGATTGGTAACCTGTGGAACACCGCCTCCATAAATCGGATAGCCTTCCAGTTCCAACATATAAAGAGCCTGGTTAAGTTTTTCTTTTGATACGCCAAGTTCTCTTTCAACGCCGGTTCCGACATCGATCATTCCTTTTTCTTCAATGAGCTTTCTCAGAACATCAGCAGTGGCTTTAGCCTGATTCATTCTGTTTTCAGAAGTCTCATTCAATAAAGAGCGGACAGATGAGTCATTAGCAAACCCCATCTTATCGGCAATTTCATTTAAACTGTAACCCTTCTCACGAAGACCTTTTGCAGTTGCCACCTGGAGTGCACGACGCTCATCTTTAGCAAGGCTCATCTGAGTACGAAGCTGTGTAGTGGTCAAACCCATATTCTTAGCAATATCGGTTTCGCTCATTCCAGATTTTTTTAATTCCTGAACACGGCTAAGGAAATCACCACTATGCTGATACGGATTTTCTCCAGAACCATAAGGGTAACGCCCAGAACGCCGTGGCATACCATAATGCATTAAAATATCTTCCACAATGGAATTCATAGCTTACCCCTCCTGTTCTCTGAATTTCTTAATCACCTTATCAAAAGTAATGATTCTGTCCATAATCGGAACAATGTCTTCAGCCGTCGGGTTGTGATACAGAATTTCATTGTTCTGATAGATTCTCAATTCCATTTCAATATCCCCAGGCTTCACTTTATATTCCAAACAAAAAAGAGCGGCATATATTTCAAGCTGCTCCATGTGTGCCGGAATCTTTCCGGTCTTCAAATCGTGAATTCTTAAGAAGTTATTCCGAAATAAAATTGCATCGGCTGTGCCAAAACAATTATCGGAATAGTAAAGGATCTGCTCCGGTGTCATCTTAAATCCGATGGCATCGTTCACATACATGTTCAATGTCTGCTTCGACTTTGGTAATTTCTGATTGAGCATAATGCACTGCGCTGCAAATGCATGTAATACCGTTCCTTTTTGTGTGGCGAGGAAATTTCGATATGCTTCCGCCACTTTATCCTCACCATAATTTATCCAGTGATATTTACTGGCACCAAGAAAGGCGTGCTGTCCTTCAAGGTTCGAATGATTGTTGAAGTTCATCCAGTACCTCCTCTTTATTCTCTGGACATATAAATCTTGAAAACGACATCTGATTCATACGGTCCACATAATATTCTTGATTCGGCTGCTTCTTTGCGCCAGCACTTTTTTTACATTCTAAGGAAGCCCATTTATCTTTGTGTAGAACCAGCAGATCTGGAATTCCCTGAATATAGGTCGGGTCATTTTTCATTACGATACAACCCGGAAATCTTTCTTTCAGTTCCTTAATCAAATTTGCCTGAAACTTGTTTTCCAACATAAATGGAACCTCCCTTCAATTTTCTAAAAACGTAAAAGAGGATGTGGTATTTAATAAAAATGCCTATTTATCCTCTCTCTTCATAAAAGGGCATGTTTTTTTCGCGCGCAAAAAAGAGCATTAAAAAAGACAGAGACACGATTAAGCATCTCTGTCCAAATATGTAGTTGTCAGCTGTTATTTCTTAAATACCGGATCAGTATCCAAATCAACCACAACCCACCGGTACACAATGTAAGAATCACATCAAGGATTAACCCAGCTGTGCTACGCTTTTTCTTTCCGCCTTTACTCATCTATTGTTTCTCCTTTCTCAGATTCTATAACTTTTTGATCTTTCTTAAATATCTTTCCTAAACCGCTCTTAGCAGAATCAATAGTTTCAGAAACACTTTCTTTCAAACGTTCCTTCTTTTCCTGCTTCTCAGCGGCCTTCTGTTCTTTGGCCTCCTGTTTAATACGAACGCTATCGTCAAATATTTTTTGGCTCTCCTCGATAACTTCAGCCGTTATATATCTAAGACAAACTGTTGTACCGATTTTCACTTTCGTACCTTGCTTAGGATTCGAGTCTATAACTTGCATATCCTCGTAATCACGATACTTTGGATCAGCTTCTTTCATACGAAGCTTACTCTTTGAAAATTTTAAACCACGTTCCATCAACAATTCTTCAGCCTGTTCCAAATCTATCGGAAACCCCTTACGATATAATTCTGGAATGATAACTTTCGTATCCATTTTCTCAGTTGGCTTATTCTGAGCATTATCTATTGCTTTTTCAACTAAAGGTGTAACCGCAGTAATCAGACCGCCAACAGCTCCGATTGCTCCTATGACACCAGAAATATTCTTATTTGATTTTGTTCCCATACAATCACCCTTTCCATACTCAAGTAGGAATTTAGGGCAAATAAAAAGTGCGCCCCAATTTGAGAGACGCACCGAAAAAGTGCATCTCTTATTGTTGCCACACAATCTCTTCGCCGTTCAAGTGTACGAGTAAAAGAGAATACACTTTTTACCAAAGTTATTCCCTCGAACGCGATTTTTCTTATTAGATTGTGTGGCTCTTATAGTATAGCATGAAGCACACCAAATGGAAAGTGGATTCTGTAGCAAGATCCTATGCCGCAAGCATCTTAGCACGCTTTGCCACGTCATCATAAATAACCTTGGTTCCATCCTCCAAATGCACAACAATGCTCATGTAATTATACGGACGATAATCCTGAGCTTCTTTGGATAGCCGCGGATATATCGATTTGAAATTATTGAAAATATCTTTCCATGTCACTTTTCTCTTTATATTCACGGCAAACCTCCTATCGGATACAATCCACCAAATGGATATTCACAATACGAAGCTCCGGCACCTGAATAAAAATCCCTTGGAATGATATAACCGAGCATCACATCGTCAAAAGATCTGTACGGAGGATTATCAACCCATAACCATTCTTGTGATATGGCGATTTCATTTTTCATCGTCACATGTGCACCATTCGGAATATCTTTATTCACTCGCAAATGATGCGGAAAATGTTCACACAACCAATCCTCGACCAATTTCTTATCGTAAGTCACAAGATCACCTCTTTCTTGCTTCTGGTCAAAAACCCACTTTTATTCGCCTATTACTATATATTTTTAAACTTTCTATCATAATAGTTTAGTATTAAAAGTGGGAAAGTGGGCAGAAAGCCCGCAAACCCGCATAAATACTGGGTTTTTACTGGTCAAATCCGGGTTTTTAAAAGTGGGCAAAACCGGGCAAATGGCCAGAAAATTGACCAAAATTCATAAATTTTCTCCAAATCGACACCGATTTTTCAGCTTCGGTCAAAAATATCCTGGCTTTGGTCAAATCCTAAAACCCAAAAGTGGGCAGAAAAATGACCTGCTACTACAAAGATTTTTAACCTAGATTAGCTGAAATCGGTCAGAAATTTCGTCTCTGATAAGGCAAATTGTGCTTCACAGCAGGCATATAATTGTACGTAGACATCTTAGAATCCGGCACTCGCTTTACAGCTTTATGCTTCCGACCTGTGCGAATTTTACGAGTCTTTTCCTCAGAACTGTACATTCGTCCGAAGGCTTCATTCAAAGCTTTAGCTAATTTTTCCATCGGCTCCAAAGCTTTATTCCACGCTTCTACCAAAGTTTCACAAGCTTTCTGTAATTCTTCCATGGTCATCATAAACTCTCCTTTACGTCATAAACACGGTTTAATGATACTTTCGTAATTTTGCCTCCCTTTTGAACCATGGCGTAGTCTCCGCTCCAAAATCCAGTTCCGATCTGCAATAATTCATAAGTATCAGTATTTAATTTACATCTACTGCAATTGTCAACCACGTTGAACATTTCTTGAGTAGCTATACAAGCAGAACAGGTTGAGTGATCTGGTCTTACTTTACAGATTTTCATCGCACCTACCTCCAAACCTTTCCCGTTCTTTTATCCTTAAGCACAACTCGTCCTTCGATGTGGAAATCCGCCAATTCGCAAAGTGAAAACAGCATGTTCAGTAACTGATGAAATCTTGCATCATCCTTGTCCTGTTCCTGCTCCACATTCTTAATCGCATTGTAAGCTGTCGGATCATTGTAACCCTCTGCATTTTTTCTGTCATCCTTAGCTGTCATCTCTACCTCCCCATCTCATAGAATCGTCCATCCACATTGCAGCATTCATAACAGATAAAACAATATGTCCGCCTAAAACAAGAATAGCTGCCAAAATGATAATTCCTAAAATTAAATATCCCATTTACTTACCCTCCACTTCTTCTAATCGCACTCCACCATATATCCAAAGATCTTCTTTGAGCTTGTCCATGTCTAACTCATCGTTTTGCCACTTTTCATAATATTCGAGAACATGCTCTGTAAACTCCGGAATCCGCTTTGCATATGTCTTCGTCCAATAGTGATCCATCAACACTTCAAGCGGCAGAGTAAGCAGAAGGATCATCGCCTGATTGATAGCATCATTCGTAGCCTCCTGCTTAACTCTATCCAGTTCACCAGATATCTTTTCTCGAACCAGGGCATCTAATTGAGCTCTTGTCAGATTGTATGTAGCGGTTTTAGATTTCTGCTCGCACTTCTGTGCCCTTCTCCTTTCAGCCCGGCTCATATAGCCGCCTCCTTAATTCATAATGCAATTTTCTCTCGATACAAATAATAAAATGCCCAACATCAAGGTAAATAAAAAGAACGTTGCATCCCATTCAATCGGGATTGTCAACGCTCCAAGTACGATAAATATAATTCCGTATATCTTATTCTTAATTAAATCCTTTCTCAGCATTGTCTTTCTCCTCTTTTGATTTTGCGATGCCAGCTGCCACATCAGCCATTTTTATCCTAACCCCGGCTTCTTTGAATCGTCCGTATGCTCTGGCTGTAGCACAATGCTCAATACATTTCATGATGCGATCTACCAAAGCGTAAAAGCACACATAGACGATAAGAAACATGATAATAATCTGAATAACTGTAAAATGCATAAATTTAATCCTCCGTTTTATAACCGAACACATAGATATTGACTGTATCTAAAATGGCTTCATCGTTCTCAATTCCGATAACCGTCATTTCTAAAATCTTGTCAGAAAGGGTCTCGGTGATAAACTCTTTTCTGAGTAAACAAATTTCATCCTCTTCACCCAACACGAGTCGAACATCGTTCCACTTTACAAGCGGTAAAATATCTTTTACTTTAACCATCCTTTTCACTGTTCAATCCTCCGTTTTTCTTTTATAGATATAACCCTTGCTACTATTTCTAGCCGCTCCCTGTAATGCGTTAATTGAATTGAGATCTAAACCGGATGAAGACATAATAATCTCAGAATATGGCAGTGTCTCGATCCACTTACAGAAATCACACCACTCATCCAGCTTATGTCCTCGACGGCTCTTATAAATATTTGCCAGAACCACATGCTCTAATTTAATCATTCTTATTCTCCTTTCAGAATATCCAGATCCCCACCAATCTGGATTATTATGCTCCTGTGTTCAGCATAGCCCACGGTTTTAATTACTCTTCTTCCTTCTCATAAGGAATCTGGATCACATCTCCACCAGGAACCGTGACCGACTGCATAAGCTGACCGGTTTCCTCATCGAAGTAAATGTTATCCATAGCGTGATCCCACTCTTCAAACTGCTCAGCGATGTTTCTACCCTTTTCCTTTCGCATGTTGATAAGCTCATCATGAACCACACGTCTCCAGGATCTTGCAATCTCCATACGGCTCTGAGCAAGGATATTGTATAGACCGTTCTCGGTCACAAAGTTGACGGAACGTCTCTGGCCTGCTACTACCAAAGGTAGTTTCAGCTTTTCATCCTCCTCACACATTTCAAGCATTCTCCACTCGTTACCGCTGCTGTAGCCGATAGCATGGCTAATATCTTTTGCCTTGAACAGCGGAGCGTCCAAATCTCCATATACATTAAGGCGCTTTCCTCCAAATGAAATACTTCCAGCAATTTTAATCTCTTTACTCATCTCTGTTTATTCCTTTCTCTTTGTAATTTAACATCCATAGCCTTCTGCAATTCTTCCGGTGTAATATCAAAAATGGACTTAAGGAATTCCAGGCAAATGTAAGCATCCGCCATCTCTTCCAAAAGTCCAATTCTGTTATCATACCCACGAATCTGTTTACTGATTGCCTGCGTAAGCTCCGCAAACTCTTCCATGGCAATCGTACACTTTAATTTCCACGGCTGACTCTCAACACTTTTTCTGATGATTCTCCGCCGCTCTTTATCCGACAACTCAACATTGCTTTTCATGCACTGGATAAATCTATTTCGATCCATTGGTTGCCTCCATCCGAGCTTTAGCAGCTTCCTTTCGCTCCTTGTACTCCGCTTCGTCGATTTCAGCAAAGCCGTTCGGAGCTTCTTTAAAATATCTGTTAATTGCTACCTTGTCCATGGACGGAGTGATTACGTATAGAATTCCGACGGTATCATAATCACCTTTCGCCGGATCTACAAGGAAATCCTCCGTATAAATCTTAAAGGCTCTATCAGCCGGCATATAAGGCATAGTGATCGGATACAGTTCGTCCATAACAGTATCAATCAGTCCACTGTGATATGGAGCATCCGGACAGTTGATGTTCACGCCATGATAGCGATCAACGTCTCTGTACTTAACCGTGCCATCAGCATACACGTACTTAAACAAGGAAGACATGCGTTTGCACTGATAGTTACGCTCTTCTCCCCTCAGACCACTCATATCAGAAATATCACTCCATACCTCGTCAGTATCCTCAATTGGAAGAAGTGGCTTGTTGTTGATCAGACGGTTCAGAATAGCCTTAGTCAGACCAATACTGAAACCAGAATGACCGTCCTCACACAGAGAGCCAAAGGCCTTCAATGCGCTCTCATAGCAAGCACAACCGTAATCCCATTCTCCGTCTTTCCGGTCCGGCTTTTCTCTACGACACGCAATAGCTACTTCATTTTCAGCCCAGCGTTCGAGATTTGATCTCTCGCGGCAAGAACCGATAGAGCGATTTCTGTCATCTATGTACTCATTTGCAAATATCTTTCTGCAATTTCCGCCAAATGCCTCCACGATTTCCGGAAGATTGTCGTTTACAGCATCAAAGACCAGTTCGTGTTCTTTACACCACTCTACGGCATCCTTGGTCTGCTCTTCATTTCTGGATGTCCAGAGAATCAGCTTTTCTCCGTTAGCCTGTCTTTTTTTCAGATACTCGATAAGCTCCTCGTTGGGCATACCGATCTCCGGCCACTTGTTCTCGCATAAAGTTCCGTCAAAATCTACTGCAATAATGTTCTGTTTCATTTATTTTCTCCTTTCAGTTTTCAATCCATTCGTTATCGATGTAGTAAAAACCAAATACGCACAGTCCGATAACAATTATCCAAATCGCCCAGAATAACCATAGTTCCCAATCGCTTTCCAAATAATCAACAGTTTCGTCAATGGTGCTATTTTCGTAAAATGAAGAATTATCAGATATGGTTTTATCTCGTAATTCGGTAAATATGGTTCCAGTATATTCCGTGCTAACGCCATAATACTTATGCCGGACATGGCTCGATTCTTTTATAGTGTCAATATATTCGGTACTTGGAAACTCTACCTTATTCGAGGGAAAGACATGTCCTAAAAATATAATTTCCGAACATCTTTGTTCTTCGCTGCCAGCATAATCCCAAGACCAATAAGTTTCTGTTCTGGTATGTGTCTTTCCTTTGGAATCGGTTGTCGTAACGGTTCGTGTATGCATATTGTAATGTTCCTCTATTTTTTCTATATACATATACTCCCCGTTAATTTCTGGATATGAAACAGTATCCACAGCTTTCAAATCTCCATAAACAAACGCATAACCGACGTTGGTTCTCATCCCATATTCAAACAGATCAGAGCTTTCGATTTTAATAGCTTTATTATACTTTTCGTTCCGATCGAGAATATAGTTTGAAATTCTCCCTGAAATCGTAAAGCCAATGAGAAGCATCACTGCGATTATGGATATACTTGCCAAAATCTCACGCTTAGTAATTTCAAAATCTCCAAAATCAAAGCCTCTACTTCTCATAATATCAATCTCCAAACAAATTTTGAGGTGCATCTACAGGAGCATCATAATCAAGGTATTGATACTGCTGCATTTCATATCCTAAAATGTTTAAAAATAATCGAGTGGGGAATTTTCTAACATAGCGATTATATTCTTTAATTTGCTTGTTATAATTCTCCCTATACTCGGCGATTAAATTTTCAGTAATGGATAACTCATTCATCAGTTCCTTGTAATTTTCATTGGATTTTAATTCCGGATATGCCTCTGTAACAGCAGCGATTGCCGTAGTTACATTTTCAATACTGGTTGCTTTCCCTCTACCTTCAACAATAGCAGTAAGAGTTTCGGCCTCATGCTTATCATATTGCTTGACACAATCCGCAAGATTATAAACAAGATCGACTCGTCTTTTTTCCTGCACTTTGATATCTGAATCAGCAGTGTTGACCTGTTCTTCCAAAGCAAATGCTTTGTTTTGTGCTCCCTGTACTCCAAAAATGCACATAAAAATAACAGCTACAATTCCAGCTGCTACGATAAGTACCAGTTTCCAATTTTCTTTAATTGCTTTCATCTTTACTTGTCCTCCTTAATGATCCCGATAAATTCTACCCGCTCTTCTGCCAGACTCACAAAATATCTTTTCCCTTTATAATCGACGATGTCGCCCTCGTACTTATAGTTCTTGTCCGGCTCTGAAGCATACGCCAAGATGTTTATTTTTGTCGTTCTATTCATAGCTCCTCCAAATATCAAGCTCCAGGTTGCATGGCTGATTGATCTGCATACTGCAATGCCTGAAGCTTTTTCTTCATATTGTCTAAAATATATTCAACTGTGATTTTCGTTGTCTGCGCCAGTTTTATATACTTAGAATGTTCCTCGTACCACTTGAATATCTCATAGAGATTTCCACTCTGCCAACTGAATGACCACCAATCACAAATCATCTCAATGATGTAATCATATGGCATTTCCAAAACGGTCTCCAGTTCACCGTCTTCCATATCGTCATGGATAAGAACCCAGTGCTGCCAATGATGTGGATTCCGGTGAATGTGAAGTAACCATGCTCTCTGATACCGCTGTACAACTTCATAAGAGCGATTATTTCCATAGAAATATGCATCGTATGCCTCATACTCATTCGGCTCGTTCTTAGACTGATCATGAGCAAATTCCGTATTCCACCCGGCGGTGAGTGTATTTGTCATAAGTCCAGGTAAATTCTCAGAAAGCCAGTCGAACCCTCTTTTCACATTAGCTCGATGTCTGGCTAAATATTGATCGTACTGAAAGCTCACTTTTGACCCTCCTTCTTTTTCGTTGTTATTAACCTTTCATAAAGCTCTCTCGCTTCATCTCCTTGGAAAGCATTGATAATCTCTACAGACTGATTCATCCGTTTTCTTCCCACAACCATTACTCCAGTATCGTTTTTGTTTGAGAAATCAACACTAACTAATATACTATCTACCATTTTCAGCCTCCTTCCAGTAAATAGGTTTATCTGAATTGGCGTTCATCGGTTCTGCCAAACAGTCATTACAAGGATCAAATTTTTCTTCGAGATCCTTATGTTCGCAGGTTTTGCAATAGGTTTTGAAATCAACCTCTTTGTAAATATTTTCCATTGGACACCTCACATGTAATATCTTAACAAAATTGCATATAATCTTTGTTGATAGTCACACTCTATTAGCAGACTGTAAAAATCTTCCGCAGACATACTTTTCAACTTGATAGATAAAATTTTTAAAAATATCCACAGATTATAAATCATTGTCTCCACTTAACAAACCTCGTTTCATTAAATGTTTTCTTGTCCTTCAATGCTTTACTGATGGCAAGATCAATACCAGACCTGGATTTCAAATGGTAGTAATACAAATCCGTATATGGTGTATTCATCCTGTCTATTCGACCAGCAGACTGTGCCATGATCTTATACGAATAATTCTGAGAATAGAATATAATCGTGTCCGTCGTAATACAGTTCCATCCTTCAGCCCCGGCATTGTACTGAACTAAATATACCCATGTATCGCTAGTCGGCACTGGCTGATGTTTGTGGCCGTTCCACTCTCCAACTTCGTATTCAGAAAATATCTCTTTCAGAAGTTCAAGCTCGTAATCAAAATTGTAGAATATAATCGCTTTCGGATGCTTCTCCACAATTTCGAGTAAAGCTATTTGTCTGGACTGATCTGCATTTACAATTTTTCTCCACACATAGCACAGACCGGCAGCATTGATAATTGGTTCTTTTTTAAACGGGTCCCATCTGGTTTTTCCGACATCTTTATACATTTCGATATTGTACTTGACATAAATATCCTCATGGTGCGAAACTGTCTGGCGCTTAAAATCCATATTCACCAATATCTTGTTTCGCAATCGAATCAATCTACCAGTATTCAAATATCGGTCAACTTTAGGAAATTTGCTGAAGCGACTATAGACTATATGCTCTCTTGTGAATTCGCTTCGGTTTTTATAAAATCCGTTAGCCACAAATACCGGAATATAATCCTGCCACGTATCGCCAGGAGTTGCGGATAGTAATATCCACTCATTTACCTTGGCGATTTTCAAGAATGCTTTAACCCATGTTCCAGAGCCTATGACACGCTGCTCATCGAATATAAAGAAAGCATCTTTGACATCTGCATACTTCTTGATGTTGTTCCAAGAATCAATCACAACCTTATTGGTATACAAATTCTCTTCTTTATCCGTTGATAATAGAAACGGTGAGAGTTCTTCTTCCCATTCAAATGTATCCCGTTTTCTGGCAGTTGTGATTATGTACAAATCCTTAATGTTCACATCATCCATAGGAACATACTCATCCGTTCCAAGTTCTCCACCGTTTCGAACATAATAGTAGGCCAGCGAAGTTCTGGATTTTCCACTACCAACACCGCCACAAAGTATGCAGCCGTTTCGCATTTGCCGTACAGCATCTTCCTGATAGTCCCGTAATTCTACGCCAGCCATTACACACCTTTCGTGACGAATCCATCTTCTACCTCGACTTCGTAGCCATCACCATCCAGATCTGCTTTGGGACCATACAAGAGCATACAGGTTGTTATGGTTTCATCGCTCTGATTCTCTGAATGATAGAACTTATATAGGCAGTCCAGCACTTTTTTAGTGATAGATAATTTACGGCAATCGTATACAGCTTTGCTTACATCCGAAATCCCAAGGATTTTAGCAACGTTGTCATAAAGCTCGCTGATGCCGCACGTACACTGCTCTTTTGGAATAGAATATCTTTTCTTCATTCATCATCACCCTTTCCAAATAACTTGTTAATCCGACGGAGCATTCTTCTTGTACTCCATACATCTGAGAAATACATAGGTGTATACCAATATTTTTCAGATGAATCGTCCGTAGACATTGGGTCAGTTATTGAGTTACCTATTTTTATAAATCCAGCCAATCCAAGAAGCGAGATTTGGATATAACACATCAGACCAACAATCTCATCAACGTCTTGTGCAACTACTAAAATATGATTCTGGTAGTTCCTCGGTGGATCGCAATGGTCAAGCTGCTTTCGTATCACATGCACACCAGCAATCAAAGTTGCTCCAGAACCGCAGCATGGATCGTTAATCGAAATATAACCATACTGCTCTATTTTTTCTAAAGCATTAGTCGCTACCACTTCAGCCATAAGTTCGCACACATGATATGGCGTGAAGAATTGACCGGCCGAACGATTTCCAAGATCCAACCGCATAAACATTTTTCCGAGAAAATCCTGCTCCTGGTTCTGATCCAGTGCCATAGTTGTGTATGCTGCTAATTCTGGAAATATAGCTTGCTCTTCTTTTGAATACTGACGAATAATTTTAAGATATCGCTTCTCTCTTTGGTCGTAGTTTTCTTGGTCTAAAACATTCGAGATTGAACACGCATGAAGTAAAATATAATCTCTCCACACATCCCATGCTCGATGTCTGTATGTAAGTTTCTGAAAAGATTTTAAGAATTTATTCTCCCAGTCAATTTTCGATTCAGATTTCATAGTTACTTCCGGTGGTTTCTCATCCTTCTTTTTCGTTTCACCGAAAGTTGGTTGCCACTTAGGTGGCGGTTCTTTTGCTTTGAATGCTTTAGGTACCGTAGTCTTGATCTGCGGTTTCGACTTCGGTTTTTTCTTATTCCAAAACATAATTTTTCTCCTTTCATAAAGTAAGAGTGCCGGCTTTGACACCGACACCCTCAAAATATGATTTATGCGAACGGCGGCTCCTCTTCATCCGCATATTTCTCAGCAAACACATCCTCTTCAATCGTGACATACATGGTCTTCAGATATGCCTTGATACCGGATTTTCCGTTTACTTCCCACTTTGACGGGCTGATGACCAGATCAACATTTCTGATCTCAGCATAGTCAAGAGAAGATACAGACTCCTCATCCAGCTTTGTTTTAGCTCTTCTGGTAACCATATATACATTCGGCGGAATATTATCGAACCGAACAGCTACCTGAATATAGTGAAGAGGTTCTTCATCTTCATCTCTCGGTGGAAGGATTCTTACATTCCATCCGTCTTCGCCGAGCTTCTGTGCCTGGTCTGCATCCGGGATCACAACACAGAAATTACGGTTACCAGCTCTGTTGTACTTAGTCTCCTCTCCTCTGAAATTTCTGAACATAATACGAGCATTTTCAATAATCAGCTCATTTACATTTGCTCTTGCCATGATTAAATTCTCCTTTATTTTTTTTTTAATTTTCCGGTGGATTCATTGCGTGCTTCATCACAATATCTGAAATATCATAATCAAGGTCACAGTCCATATGGAAGTTATCTTTGTTGAAATGCGGACAGTCGAAGCATGTCCGATATTTATCCTCTCCGCACGGCATCGCCCATGGAACAACACAATCAACATCAGCGTCATTTGCACCAAGCTCTGGAATATACGGATCATCAGACACGAACCACTCGAAGTCACCGTACTGCGAAATAGTTTTTACAGCCTCGTCAACCAGCTTGTCGTAGTAGGATCGGTCAATGCCATCTTCTTTACCAAGTTCTTTGACCATCTCTGATTCCATCCAGCGATAACCTTTAGAACCGGTTGCCGCATAATAACGACCATCCTTTTCTCTCATCAGAAGTCCAGCACCATATCCATCTTTCATCGGACAGAACTGACCAACCTTTCCAATAAAGTGATAGTCGTGTCCTTTTTCGATCAATGGTGTAAGCTTCTGACATGTTGTTTCAAAAGTTGTGTCGGATAAGAGTCCTTTCTTATAGTCGCTCTCTGCCTTACTGAATTCTTTTTCTTCCTTGCTGACATCTGGTAACTCCTCATTCAGATCCAAATATAACGAGCTGCTCACAGATTTGGTCTCGCACATATCTTCAAATGCGATTTCTTCTCTGCTAAACAGCTTCTTAAATACATATGGAATCTGGAACTGAGTACCTGTCGCAGTCCATTTTCCGCCTTTCTTTTTGTTGTCTTCAGGTATGTAACCATACATCTTCTGGCATTCTTCTGCTGATTTGTACTTTGCGATATATACGGCATCGTTGACCAAACACATACGATCGTATGTAGCCTCGTGTTCAAATGTGTATCCATATCTCTCGCCAAAATCCATAACAAACTGAATAATCTCCGGCGTTGCATCCGGGATCTTAATAGAGTCTGTCTTAATATGAGCAACCTGGAATCCACGCTTCAGAACCTCGTTCTTAAGATCGATCATGAATAATGCTCCACGTTTTGCAACGATGTTATCGATGTTTCTTGGATCACGGAACGGATTATCAAAGGACGCAGATGTAAGACCATACACTGAATTGATAGCCGTCTTAAGTGCGTTAGCGAGATCCTTTGATGTCATTTCACCGTCGATAACTCTCTGAATATACGGAGTAAGCTTGCCATCCAGCATGGTATTAACAATATTCCAAGCCTCATGCTTAATGCTTACACGACCCTCAACAATATCGCGGAACGCCTTCGTAAATCTCGGTCCAAACAGGACCTCAGCAATAGCACTATGCGGATGCATTGATGAAATATCCAGAAGTGCTGCATTTCCATACATTCCAGGAACGCCCTGAGCAAATCCGCCCTCGCCCACTTCTTCTCCACGATATGTGGATTTTCCATGGTCAAATACATACCCAGGAAAATATGGAAGAATGCTGTGAGCTTCGAATGGAACCTCATCCTTATCATTGTACTTCCAACCATAGTGAGGTTCTTCCATCATCTTAGGGCAGGCTTCCTTAAGGAAGTCCATACTCTCTTTATCCAGCGACTCTACCGGCTCTGCCAGATTTCTGTAATGGAATTCTGACTGTGGTTTCCGGTTGGTTCCAAATATAATTCTGGTTGTAAGAGAGTTTGTAGTATCATTAACAGTCATCTCTGCTAAATCTGCCAGAATCTGTCGTGCTGTCCAGTCAGCCTCAAGATAATTAAAGGCCGCCTCAGTAGCAATAACATCGTTATCACAATACTCAGCGACCTTAATCCAAAGCTCTTCCGGAACCGGTTGGTCCCATGGAAGACCAAGCTCCTGGTGATGCGTTCCAGCTTTGATGATTCTTATTTTTTCATCGGAGAATCCTTTTTTCTTGAGATCGTCATCGGTAAGGTTTCCCATCTCGATTTCCAATTTCTTAAGACTCTTCTTATTACCAGCCGAAGCGAAATCGTACACATCCGTATAGGATACGTTATATGCCTCTCCAAAGAAACAGTTTGGACTTCCGTTAATAATTTTCTGCGAAAGGTTATAGAGCTGTTCATTTGTATAACCCATTAACCTTGCATACAGAATATGGTTATCATATCTCCGACAGTTGAAGCCAACCAGTCTGAACCGCATCAGCTCCTCGATCTCACTCGGAGATGGGTTAATCATTCTTACAACAGGCTTTCCCTCGCCCTCGATTTTCCAGTTTACAAGGAATAAGTTTGGAAAAACCTCAATATCATAGAATACCAGCTTTGCGTCATCATTTTTAACCGCTGTGGACGGATCTGCGGACTTAAACTGCATTTTGTTGACCAACTTAATACAGTAATCTGCCTGATGAGTGCTATTCGCTGCAAATGCTAATACTGCATTGCGCATGTCTGTAACGTCGTACTTCAAATCGCTTCCATACGCATCTTCCAGTATCTTGTAGATAAAATCGATACTGGGCTTAGTTCCCGGATGTATCTCTTTATTAAGATTCCGTTTAATCAGTGTTCTAAGCCCTTTCTCGCTCTTAATCGCTTCAAAATTTACCATTTTTTGTTCTCCTTTCAGCGGTAAACCGGAGCTAATTGTTGCGATAGGCAAATGGTTACACTTTGACAGCATACGCCGCAAAGAGCTTTTGCCCGTGAACACCTTAACTTCAACATGGTCGTCATACACTCTGCTAAGCTGTGTCGGATCGCCAGTATAAATATAATGAAGATGTATACCTTGTCCAGATTTACTAAGCTCAGCATAGGTCGGCGGCCACTTACTTGCTTCTGCTAAATTCTTTTCAAATGACTTGTTTCCAGATTCGTCTGGAATGTCAAAGTCGATCACAATATGATTCTCTGGAACTTTCACATAATGAAGTTTTTTCGTATCAATTCCAGATAATTTCGTGCGAACAGAATCCCATTTTTTCTGAGGTGTTTCGTTTTCCGAAGCATACTGCGCGGGGCATTCCGAACACACATCATCAAATATAGATTCAGTGCTATCGAATTGGATCAGTGCCGGTTTGACTACTTCCGGCTTTTCCTCTACGGTCTCCTCTTCAAATTTTTCTGTTCTGAACCCAATGTAATAACTTCTAACACGGGTTCCATCATCCAGATTGAACCGTTCCTGAAAATCATGAAAATAGTTTTTAAGTTCCTCTTTAAATACCCTCTGCGAGAACGGGAATCCAACCTTGGCATCGTCACAGTAAGTTTTGTACATCTCCCATGCAGCTTTCAGAGTTGTCCCGTTTTCTTTCTTAAATACATGGTACGAATCGATGATAAAGTTGTAAAAATCATTAGATGCTCCAAGCATCGTGATCGGAATATAATCGTCATAACGACCGGGATTGCTCAAATATACTTCCTGGCAATGATAAGCGATAGCTCCCAACTCGAATTCTACCTGCTTCACAATCGTTTTGTACTCTTTTGGATTCAGCTTATTTCCAGACGGCGATACATCGATCAATCTTCGAATCAGACCAGACTTCGCATCTGTAATCTTGACCGGCTTATTCGTTCCCATAAACAGGAAACATTTGAACCGGTTTGAGTATGTGGATTTGAATTTTTCATTCACAGTCATCAACTCATGAGATACTAAACTGTTTAATCTAGTGTTGTCCTCAATTCTCGACAAATCGCCATCGTGTTGAATAGCAACCAGAGGGTTTGTTTTAAATGCTTCCAATGCAAATGAATTGCTGGAAGATCCAAGTGCTTTTGCGTCAAATACAGAATAGTATCCGTCGAAAAGCTGCTGAATAATGTTAAGAACTGTGGATTTACCTGTTCCAGCAGCTCCGTATAAAACCATAAATTTTTGCAGTTTTTTGGATTCTCCAGATACGATTGACCCTATAGCCCATTCAATTTTTGTCCGCTCTTCTTCTGAATATAAAGTAGACATCAATTTCTCATAGGCAGACAAATCGCCAGCTTCAAGCGGGTAATTCAACTTTTTGCTGGCGTAGTCTTTTTTATTAGTTTCTGTATTGGAAAATATAAGTTTGTCGTCCAACGTATGAAAGCTGTCCCTCATCTGTTTCTGACAATACTTATGCCATGAGTCGATCATACCCGACTCGGCATCCCACATATGCAGGACTTTAATATCGGAGTTAAAACGCTGGCGGTTCTCCTCAGCATATCTATCCAGTTCGCGGTCAATGAGCTGCAAGGCATCTTGCTCGTCCGTAGACCATAAACCACGTTCCTCAATCCAGATAGCATAGAAATCACCACCTCGAATCATTAGATCAGTGCTTTTTTTAATAATGAACTTTGGATAGATTTCTATTACTCCACGTTTCGTTGAACGTGTTGAAATCACCATAAAGTCGATCATCGCATTTTTTACTCTCCTTCCGGACGCTTAAGTTCCTCAATTTCCTTTTCCAGTTTTCTGATGCGCAATGCCTGATCCTTCTGCTCGATTTTCATAACAACCAGATTTGCAGTTGTCAAGGCAGCAAAGATTGTAATCTGTTTATTGAAGCTCCGCTGTTTACTGACTGCCCTTGTGACAACATCCAGTCTTTTTTCCGATGACCGTAAACTGCTGAAAATATAAGTAAGCATTTCACCCATTATTTCTTACCTCCTTTTAATCCATTCATGAAGCTTTCAACCGTCTCAAACCGCCAATTTCCTTCATTGTTGAATGTAAATATAAATTCCTGATGGTTCTTCTGACGGATGCGAATACTGTTCTTTCCGTTCTGGAACCAGCTTTCCACTTTATCCCCAGCATACTGAGGAAAATATAACTCGAACCACTTATATACTTCGCTATGGCCCATAACGTCCTCCTATCTGACATTGTCGAGATACCAGTTAGCTTGATACCAGATCTCAATATCTCTCATGTCATATCTGCAATGCTCGATTGTGAATAAACCACCCTTGCCATCCCGTTCGTAGTCACGATTAAGGAATCGCCGAATAACATCGATGGCATAAGCCTTGTCAAATTTGGAATCATCCATAGAACCTAAGCCAAGACTCACGATCATATCCCAAAACCACTGACCGGTTCGATTACCGATGTCCGGATCATCCATGATGTGCTCTTCTAAGCGTATAGCAAGGGCAATAATCATTTCTAAAACACTGCACGGACGATTATCCAAATAACTTGCAATCATATTATCCCGGTAGCCTTGCTCGTTTCCGAATCTATATCGAAGATCGATTCCATCGTCATAGCGGTTGCCATCAAGAGCAATCGTATACGTGAAATCTGTATTGTGAAGCAAAGATAACAACTTACGATACGACAAACCTCGCGAATATTCATCGTCACATACGAGCTGGTACATCCAGTCAAAATATGCATTGTTCAGCTCATCCCGTGTCATCATACCTCCATCTGATGCGGCATATCTTCAACCACTTCAGAATAGGTCCTCTGATCAAGGAGAATTTCATAATCGCACTTTCTTGCATCATTACGAACAAAGACAGAATCGTCCTCATACTCTCCAAAATGATTCAAAGAATCAATTCCAACAGCATCTTCCACATCCTCAATTACTTCATCATTTTCATCAGCCAACACACCATCTGCATAGTAGGTAAGACTGATCTGCTCATGCTCTTCATTATCGCCAAATTGCTCCGGCGGAATCACATACGGACCGGCTTCCGAAACAGGCTTTTCTTCCTCATCCGACCCAAAATCGGAATATCTGGTATATCCTTCTTTTTCTAATCGCCTTGCATACTCTTTGAGATCTGGTTTTTCTTTGTCTGCATCTTTAATACCTTCAGCAACAGTCTTTTTTACAGACTGATCTTTTAATTCCTGCTCACGTCTTGAGAAAACCTCCTTTACAGAGTCAATTTCTTCCTGCGCAAGAGCTTCGTATTTATCTTTAAGCAGATACCATGTCACTACCGAACCAGTCACAGTGCCGATGATAAATGCCAAAGAAAACAGAGCTTTATTACTCATCTTCGTCCTCCTCGTTCTGAATTGTCATAACAGTGAGAGCAAGCCCACCAAAAAGTAAAGAGGCACTCAACAGAATGCCTCCCGTGATATGTCTTTTTCTCTTAGTATCCAGTATGTAATCCATCATGGATATAAAATTTCCAATGCCATCCATCAGTGATGCTCCTTTCCGCCCATAAGAACGGCTAGACCACTAACAAAGCAAATGCCAGCAAATGCTGAAAATGTTAATCCCATGAAACCTGTCATAGTTTAGGACCCCTTTCTATTCATAACTTGAAAAATAATGATTACCTACTTGAAACATTGGTGTTCCGTATTTTCCATATCCGCCAGCCGTGAAGAATATCGTATCCACATTGGTTCTGGATTGCAGTTCCTCTTCAACTAACTGGCAAATATCATCGTCCACAAAACACTTATCGACTCTCCCATTCCACATGGATGAAAACTGATTTGCCTGATATATAACGCCATGCACTGTATCCGGGAAATATACAGAATCTACACGATTTAAGATGGTGTCGATCACTAATCGTTTTCCTTCCTCGCATTCGCCCTCAGCTTCTGCCATAGTTACAAGAGCGATTAGCTCAATATCTTCCCGCGGCAATAGCGTATCCTCCACATACTCTTCGATTTCAACTGCCGACACCGTTTCCTCTAAGGGTTGCTCAGAAATAATTACAATAGGATCAATAGGTTCAGCTTTTAAAGTCGGCTGCATTTCGATATACTCGCACTGATTTACCCGTTCTGCCGAGCAGACAAAACCTGTGCAAATAATCGCAAATACGCAAAGAGTAGGAAGGATTACCATACGAATACAATTTCGCATATGTATCCTCCTCACAAAATTAGATCAGATCTAGAATCGGTCCGTCTACATTGAACTCCATAAGAATAGCTTTCTCGTAACCGCCATCCTCAGTTTCACGGTTGGTTTCCAGAATACCGAAATCAACGAAGTTGTCGCCGTTTTCATTTCCCTCCGGTTTATAAATCCAACCAACAGTCTGGCTCATCTTAGTACGCTTAATACCGAGCTGATCGTATACATCGCTAAGGAATAAATATCCATTAGCCTTGAGCTTGTCGTTTGCCAGATTCTGCTGAGAACGCAGATACATAAGGTTGTAATCCATATTGGATTCGTACGCCTCACAAGTATCGTCAAAGAAACGGGCATAATCGTTCGTAGAAGGTGCTGCTACATCTACGGTAGACTTCACCTTTTTCTCTTTACCACTGTCTGGATCAGCTACAATTTCCTCAAATTTCTTTGCTTTGATGTTGTAGCGAAGTTCTTTATCAACCTCCGCGCCAAAGCGCTCAACAACCCGATTTCTGTACTCCTTGAAAGTCTTATCCACAGTTGCATAAGCGGCTGCCAGTGCTACATTTCTCTTCTTGAGAATATTGTGAGATGCAACAATACTTGCGATAGATAACGTTCCAAGAGCAACAGCAGGAGCATAGAGCTTAGCGACTTTTACACCAGCCTGTACATAAACGATAGTCAAATCTTTCTTTGCGTCGTCCTTAGAATACTCCGCCGCCAGTTCCTCATTTTCAGCACATTTATGAATGGCATCAATATCTTTCTTGGACTTCTCCAATACGCTGTCCAACTTAGTTGTTGCATGGCAAGCCATAACAGCACTTGCAACAGTGCCAACAACACCAGCCACTACCAGAATCTCAGGGCTATGCTTCTTAAGTTTCACACTTACTTTGCTGAAGGTCGTGGAAACGTTCTTCATGATTTCTTCTTTCTTCATATCAGTTATTCTCCTCTTCAATTTTTTCTTTCTTCTCTAAATGATCGATCAAGTGCTGCGTGTACCACATGATCTTTTTCAAATCCTGAATGCCGTTTTTATTTTTCCAGCGGCACGCATACTTGATAATGTTACCAGTATCGGTCGCTTCGATACCTTTTAAATCGAAAGTGAACGCCTCAATAACATCGATCACTTCCAAACCTGTTTCTGACTGATAATGGCTCGGATGAGATACCATTTTATCATCTGATTCGTACATAAATATCCCTCCTAATTCAACGGTAATGCCTTCGGAAGTTTAATCATGTATCCGTCTCTTACACGAATTACAGATGCATTCCGAATATCGGTCCAACCGTATTTATTGTCTGTATAGTTGCCAGAAACGCCAACCAGATCATAGAAATCAGCGACACTAACTACCTGGTATGTAGCAATAAGCTCGTCCATTCTTTCCAGGACATCTTCTGCTTCGCCACGAGATTCCAGAATGATATCATCGTAATCGTATCCAGTTCGTGTTCTTGATACGTTTCCCGAATCTCGTCGATCCCGATCGTCATAATACTTACGGTAAGAAATCTTGGATGACGTTGACGATCTCCCGCCCCTTGAGTTTCCGCTAACACCAAGGAATGCTCTGACGGCATCCAAGATAATGTCTTTTACGGCCGGAACCACGATGTCTTCAAAAATATAGCTTTTTACATCGTCTACATCTTCCGGAACAAATACGTTTGTAATCTTCTGAAGACCATTCTTTTTCTTCGATTTGACAGAACCACTGACAACCTTTTCAACTCTTTTCTCCGGAATATCATCATTCTGGTTCTGTCGTGATTTATGGGAATTGGATTTGTATTCCTCCATCTCTAAATCTCCTTTCAATTAACCGTTACCACTTTTCCAGGGAGGGTTATCCTCGTACTTGGAATACGGTTTGTTTTCTTCTTAAACTGATACACCAGATTACTCCTGGCTTTCTTTTCGGATGCCGCGTATGTAGAACCCTGCCATCTATTCGCAACGCAGGTATCAAACTCCATAACCGGTCCATCATACATATACTGATTCATAGGACACCTCCCTTAAAAAAGCAAAAGGGAAAGCACCCTGTTATAGGTACTCTCCCTCTGTCTGAATCATCGATTCAATTCTTATTCAGAATCCTCTTCTGTCTCTTCATCGATATCCGTAAACTCTCCGTCGACGATATCGCTCTTCGGCTGAGTTACAACCGTCTTACGATTCTCACGCCAGTTCTTGAATTTTGCTGCTGCCGGAACGACTACGAATTTGTAGGTTAATGCACCTGCAATCATAGCCAATCCGATAGTTGTTGCTTTCTTCATACCGCCGTTAGAAGCCGCCTTCACGATCTCCTCAGTAGTTGTTTCGATAACCTCTTCGTTGTTGTTCATGATTTCGTTGTTCTCCATAATATGTTCTCCTTTCAGATTTGAAATATGTGGTTCTTCCATAATAGTGTTTGTAAATTCTGCGAACCTTACATTAAGCCACGGAAGTCATACCTCGGACCATAGCCATAATCAATAACCAGACAAGGTGTTCCATCCGTAGCAAGCTGGGAACTAAATCTCAGGTCGATATATCCATTATCAATATTCCAGCCAAGATCATCGCCAAGCTTAATAGGCTCTAATCCGACCTCATAATAGAAATCATTAAGTGAAATATACATTTCATCTCGCATTTGACGATTTAATTCATTCTCAGCCTTTTTTAATTTGTCGATGTCCGATTTAAAATATCTTCCGGATACAGCATCGAAACATAAGGTATCGCCTTTTGCTGTGACGATAATTTCTTTGTTTTCAACTGGATTTTTCTCAAGACGTTCCTTAGCAACGGCATCCATCACAGTCTGTTCCTTTTTCTCGCCGATTGTTTCTACCACTTTTTTCTGATAATCTCTCAATGTCGATTCGGAAATGGTATACGCTGCTGTCAGTGCTGCATTTCTTCTGGCATTAACAGAACTTGCTCCTATAAGGCAAGCTACTGATACTGTTCCAGTAACTGCCGCGGGAATATAGCACTTCCAAGAAGTTTTAATGGTGTCGATTGGTTCCAGTTTCTCAGTGTGTCGACGACGTTTTTCCTCATCTAATAATTGGATTGCTTTAGGGGTGGCTCGTACAGCCATTACGGTAGTTGTCACCATTCCAGCAATTCCAACTCCTGTGAGGATTTCGGGACTATGCTTTACTGTAGCTGTTTTTACACTTCTACAGATCTTAGTTAAATTTGGTTTCTGCATTTCAGTCTATCCTCCATAAAATATAAACGGGGCACAAGGCCCCGCGATTTATCTAACCAACCAGAACTCCGGACGAACACCATAAGAGGCCGAAGCGGCGTTGCAGAACGTACCGCCATGGCCGTACACAAGGGCAAAGCCAGCCGAAGAAAATTCCTTCTTGGTAGCATTTCGGAGCCAACCACACGCACAATCGTTGTTGTAATAAGCAACACGGTTTCGTCTCTGTTTCATGAGTGGTAACTGCTCATCGTCATCAGGCTCGATATGTTCTTTATCCCAGTTGTCGCCCCATCCGCAGATTTCACCAAGCGTAGGAATAGTCAGCCCAGTCATGTGATTTCTTAACACTTCCGGAAACATTTTAAACAGATCATTTTCAATCCATTTTTTAAGATCGGATTTTTCATATCCACCCTCGTTGCTTCCGTTTTCGTTCATCGGGCGTTTTGCGATATAATCATCGAACAAGAATAATACCCTATCGCCTTTTACCATCTGTACGGTTGCCGTGAATGTTCCGAGATCTCCTAAAGGAATCTCAATCTGATCACCGACGGCAATGTCGTTCGGAAGAATCGAGCTAGTTCCAAACAGGGTGCTAAAAATCTCAGCTATAATTTCAGCATCGGCTTTGCAATATTCCTCACATGCCTTGGTTGCTTCTTTATTTGCACTGAGATTGATATACTTTCTATACATTCTCTCTACAGTTGGAATGTCAACACCTTTCTCGGTTAAGCTGATAATTTCCTCTCCTAAAGTCGTTTCTCTCGTACACATAGTGCGTTCTCCTTTCAGAATATAAAAATTTATTTTGGTACCTATGAAATTAGCAGGTCTATAATCCACTCAAGCATGTCTTTTGCACAAGAAAAAACATAACTTGTCCTAGGATTCACACATGAATATGAATCACATTCGTCTCGAAACGATTCAATCACGATCAGCGGTGGTATCTCTGGATGTTTGCAGAGTCGTATTAACACTTCTCTTCCAGCCCATCTCATATAACTCGCCTGCTCGAAGTCATAACCACGCTGAATTATTGGCATCGTTGCAATAGCATAACGGACAGTATAAATGGCTCTTTCAGTCGGTGATTCCATTTGTCTCCTCCAAAAGAAAAAGCGAAAGAGTCTTGTTAGGACTCCTCCGCTTCATCTTTGTCTCTCCGGGCAAGTGCTTCACTGACCTTTTCTTCAATTTTTTCATCCATTTTCTGTTCATTCACCCAATCAGTGATAAGGTTTACACCTACACCGATTACGGTTACTGCTACTCCAATAGCCTTAATCCATTTACTTTTATTATTCATTATGACACTCTCCTTTCATAATACAGCTTGCGATTTATGCGAAGTTAATCTTCATCGGTTTCTAATTGTGGACTATAGACAAAATCAATCACATAAACTTCCAGCCCATCTTCTAAAATGGTCTTATGATGATTGAAATCAATCCAAGCAAGTCCATCAGAATATATCCAATGCCATCCCAATTCATCTCCGCCAGGAATAGTAGGCATTCCTAAAAAATTATAAAAATCATTCACGTATACTGAAGCACCCAAACACCAATTACGATTAAGATGGTACTCAGCTTCCAACACCTGTGCGACCGTACTTTCGAAATATCGTTTGGAAAACGAATCGTAAAACAATCTAACATCTTCGGGATTACGTTCGTCAAAAGCTAATGACGTGTTATCGCATAACCCACATGCTGATACATAAGTGTTCTCGGCTTTTTCGACCATAATCGAATCTATAATCTTCTGGTGTGCTTCTTCCCCATACAGTTCTTTAAGCTTGTCTTTATAGTCCTGATATGATGAGTTCAACAAAGCATACGCACTCGAAATTGATGCCTGCTGCCGCTTATTCAGCACATTCGCTCCAAATATGCATAATATAGTTGCGGTTCCGCTGATTGCTGCCGGAATATAGCAGACCCATGCCGATCTAACCGCTTCGAGCTTGCTATAAGCCTCCGGATCACCATCGTGATTTACTTTGCTGTCGGCTCTAATTTTACGAAGAGCTTTCGGTGTTGCATGTACAGCCAATACTGATGTTACAATAACACCAGCCGCACCAAGTCCAGACAATATTGTCGGTGATGCTTTTCTCAGATAGATTTTTGACCTCTGAGCGAGTCTTTGAAGATTTGGTTTCTTCATCATGTTCTCCTTTCGTTTTTATTTCATAGCACGTAATAAATCCAGGACATCTGTGGATATGTCCACTGCTACTGAAAACATAAAATTGTTATCCGGATTGATTTTTGAAAACTGATTCATCATTCGCTGGAAGTTGCCAACAAATATAATGAAATCCTCAACCGATCCAGATTTCTTTGGATAGAGTCTACCGACGATGTATCTTTTCAACTCATCAATAGCCCATACCGAATAGCTCGATTTTTCAAGCTCTTTCTTCCATTTCCAACCGAATGGAAACCACGCATCCATCTGATACGTATCGCATAACAATAAGTCAAGTTGTTCGATAGACATCCGTTCTCTCCTTTCTGCAAAAATAAAAGAGAAACAGGATGGACTCGAACCATCGACTTCGGGACTTTAATCGTCTCGCGCTCTCCCACTGAGCTACTGTCTCTCATAATATGCCTTGTAAATTTTGCGAAGGAAAAAGAAAGAGCCCTTGTTAGGACTCAATCTTTAGAATACTTTCCAAACGGATCTAATCCCATATGTTCCATCGCATCAAAGCATTTCATCGTATGATTTTTCATTATTTCTTCTGCCTTATCGTCTTTTAATATTCCTAATTGATTAGCAACATTACATACGTCAAGCATATTTGCATGAAAAATCAATCTCATTTTTGCTACTCTTGTTACCATACTCATGATTGATACCTCCTATAAAATATATTCTTTTCATAATACGCCTTGTAAATTTTGCGAAGGAAAAAGAAAGAGGCGTTGTATTCGCCCCTCTCGGTTAATTTAAACCAATGCTCTTTAATATGCTCATCAGCTCGTCTTTATCGAGTTCTGCATCTACATCCAGATGAAGATGAGTCTTTCCATCACTTATAGTGGTGATAGCCTCGTTCAACTGAATATCAATGTTGTATCCAGTTTTCTTGCGTATTACCATCTTTATTGCTTTAGAAATAATTCCCCTCGTGAATTTCGATACTATTCTCATTTCGTCCATGCTCCTTTTACTCCTTTCAAAGCTTCTGTTTTTCATAAAAGGAACTGTTATTTTTGCGAAAAAGAAGAGACGTTGTTAGCGTCTCCGTCTCTTTTGGATATGTAACTCATAAATCCCCAAGGTCAGCACAATAGTTGCTACTATTATACCTAAGATGGCAACGATCATACCGACCGCACTCAAAAATATCCACGCCAACAAAGCTCCGACAATACTAATCAGTAAAATCGAACTTGCCGTGGCGAAATACTTAAGAACACCAATCGCATAATCCGTTACTTTTCCGATAGATACATAAGTTTCAATCATTTTTCGTTCTCCTTTATATGAAATTATTTAGTTCCTTTTCCATAAAAGTCTTTGTAAAAAGTGCGTTCAAATCTCACGTCTATCGAAACATGTTTCCCATCGTTGACGCTGTATGGGCTTCATTTTTAATGCCCACATTATTTGTCTTATAGTGACCGTCGGATATAGTCCGTCCGTACACTCCCCGGAGCGGCTATCAAAATATTCCTTGAATTTTGGATGTAAATACAAAGAGTCAGTCAGCCACGAATCAACCTCGGTCCAATATGTACTTTTTGTATCTGCACTAAATCGCTGCTGAATCACTGCGAGACCTTTATTCCCTATCGTAAATAGGGTGCAACGATCATACACAGGATGATTACAAATATAAAGTTCACCGTACATCGACAAATAGATGTCTGGCTTTTGATAATGGTACCGCATTTATATCTCCTCATAGCAAAAAGAAAAGAGCCTTAGATTTCTCTAAGACCCCTCTCGTTTTAGCTAATATTCAAACTTATTTGTCTTCATCGGCAACGCCTAAGACGTCTTCTCTGATTGGGTATACGTTTTCGTACTTTTCATCCCCTTCACAGCCATACTCATCTAAATCAATGCTGTGACCACAGTGCGGACACACCAAGGTATCCTCCCACTCGTCTTCAAACTCCATTACACTCCCACACTCAGAGCAAATATATCTTCCGCTCGTCATTGCCTTAATCTGCTTTTCGTTAAAAATACTCATGCTAAAATCTCCTTTCAAATTGTACGATCGTAACATTCGTATATTAAGTATAACGACCATAGTTAATCTGTTCAAGAGATAAAGCTTTATTCTCTCATAAAGAGCCATGTATTTTTCACGCAAAAATGAAAAGGAGATGTAACTAAATCACATCTCCCAAAGCTCCATTACCATTCTACGATAACAATTCGATTCTCTTTGCAGAAGAATACGTCAATTACTATATCAGCTTTTAAATCTGATTGATCGATATGATACTCAAACCTTGTTTTTCTGTCGTTTCCATTCTTTACAATTTGACTTTGAATCGATGGTTCTCCACCGTCATCACAGTTATTATCCATAATGGTTACGATTCGTTTTTGCAAGTAATCACTCTCTTCAAACATGACTGTAAACTGCCATAAATAATCTTCCTCCTTTCCACATGGTACACTTGCCGTTATCATGTCTGTTGTCTTAGGAACTTCGATATAGATTTTACTCATATTTAAAACTCTCCTTTCCATAATAGAGATTGTAAAATACACGTAGAAAAACGAAGAGGACATGCATCACACACGTCCCCAACGTTTCAGAATTTCCTCTCTATTTCTTTGTAGGTCTAAAACGGTTGATTAACCCTTTGAATGTTGAAGATGTGAAGGTTCCAGTTTCTTCAAACTTAAATCCTTTATTCATCCAGATACCATAGCACATCAACGGAATCAATAATTCTGCCGCTGCGATACCAACTCTGAAATATCGATCCTTAACCTGCTCTGCGATCTGCCGCTCTTTGAAGTCGCCATCTTTTGTAACGGACTCGCCGTCCATAATACGCCGATGGTATTTCTCGTCAGCATCCCACACGCTCTTGTTCTCTTCAATTCTCAGCTTGTAAAGCTTCGTCAGATCATCAATCGCTGTTGATTTCTCTTTGGTTCCGGACTGCAAATCAGATAAAGCCTCAATCTGTGCTGCAATCTCCTCATTTAATAATTCTTCGATGTTTTTTTCTTCCATTTTGTTCTCCTTTCAAATAATTATTAGGTTCATTCCATAATAGAGAGTGTTATTTATGCGAAATATAGTTTTTCAACTCTACTCGCAGCCGTACGTAACGCTGTTTATAAATTGCATCCGCACCAGAACGATCCAACTCGAGAAATAAATAAGGTCCGCTATCTGGATCTGATTCATCGACCCTAAGCGAACCAACTGGCTTTTCTCTGAATATAAATCGCGATACAAGCATTCCGATAACAACACCGATCAGTAATACGATTATCAAACTCATGGTTTCCTCCTTTCAAAAAGTTTTCTGAAAATCACCATCCGGCAATTTTTCAAATATCAAATTAGCATGTTTTCCGGTAACCTTCGTCCTGTTTTCTAATCTAGGATAAAAATAAAAGAGAGAATGTGTATCTAACCACCAAACTGTCAGCCCCTTTTAATGCCTCCCACCTGGATAGGTAATACACAACCCATAGCCATTAGTCATTTAGTAGTTTTATTCTCTCATAATATGCTTTGTAAATTTTGCGAACTATTTCCTTTCTCGATTCAGCAGCCAAAAGAATCGTCTGTATAATTCGTAATAAGTATCTTTGCAACACGGTATCCCTAATCTAACTTTCAAAATATCATAGGACCAGCCCTCGGTGACAGCTTTTAAAATATATGGGGCTAATTGTTGATCTGTCTGCTCAGCCACCCTTTCAATCATATCGGTTCGCTCTGAATAATACGCACGTGCTATTCCGACTTTCGCTGTCGGATCGCCAAGCGTGCTGGTTACTATGAACATCGCCCAATCTGCTGGTTTACTGCTGAAACTATTGAGCGATGCATAAGCCTTTCTCCAAATCGGGTATTGAAGACAGAAGTGTTTTAATTCGTAGTAGCGATGTTTCTCAATCCAATAAGGATTTTTTTCGGATAATTCCGGTCTGATTGTGGTTGCCATAATGTATTTCCTCCTTGTGAATTCTATTCTAGGTTAGAAATAAACAATAGTAAAAACAACCTCAGTGGAATGACCGCAAAAAGAAAGAGCCGCTGTTAGCGACCCGTTCTCATATTCTTAAATCTAATTCTCTGTAGTTGAATACGCATGTCAGATATTTCTTTTCTGATAGTTTCAACTTTCTGGTATTCATATCCTTTACATCTGAACATCATGTCCTCGAAATAAAGAATTTTACTCTCCAATCTTTGTTCTTCACTACTCATACTGCACCTCCATAAAATATGTATTCATTTCATAAAGGGAGTTGTATATTTTGCGTTTTCCATCTAATCATCGTTAATTCGCAAGGATAATCTTCGAAACCAACGGTATCGCAAGTTATTAAACCTTCTATAACCCCGTCTATAATTTCTGATTCGTATTGTTTATATGGGTAAATATAATCCGGCAAGTATCTCCGAATGCATCTACAACCAACACATTGATACCGTGGTACTATGATCCATCTGCTTTTTCGACTCTTAGTGCGTACAATTCTACGAACACTATCATAATATTTAAGTTTGTCCCCGCACATCAAACAATTACCGACAGTCATATAGAAAATTCCTTTACCTGTTTTCTTTAGGATATATGAACATCGGTAACAATTCAATATTTGGGTAGACATAAAAATACGCCCAGATGACCAGGCGTAAAATTATAAGCAATGTTCTACTGTACCATTTTCTGTACCATTTTTGAATATAAAGACGCTTTCAGATGACTTCAGACGAAATAATCGGTTTCAAAAAATCCAGTAAAATCAACGGTTTGAAGCTTGATGAAACTTGTCGAACTCCGAATAGCTATTTCAAGGGGTGAGTGCTAATTTTTTTGTGAAAAATTTGTGAACGCTACAAGCCATGCAAAATGGTGAAAAAAG